TTCCTGCTATATATTTTGAAAAAGATACAGATGAAATGAAAGCACTTGAAAATACAAAACAAATTGGTGCAGAGTCTAGAGATTTTAGCAATGCTTGGAAAATGTTAAACTATGCTAACAATAAAGTAAAACCTACGCTACTTGTTCTTATTTCCCAATCAAGAAATAATATTAGTGCAATGTATACAAGTCAACAGCCATCTGGCGGTCAGGCTACTAAGTTTTATTCTTCTTGTGTTATTAAATTATTTTCATCAGAGTCTGATAATCAAGCACTAAAAGGAAAAATTAAAGTTGGCGATAAGTTAATTGAAGAAAAAATTGGAAGAAAGATTAGGTGGGAACTTCAATTTTCAAAAACATCTCCAGGTTTTCAGTCTGGAGAGTACGATTTTTATTTTCGTGGAGACAATGTTGGTATTGATACAGTGGGCGATCTTGTTGATACTGCAGAATCAGTTGGTTTATTAAATAGAACTGGAGCATGGTATCAGTTAGAAGATGGCACAAAAGTACAAGGAAGAGATGGAATTATTAATAGAATAAAAGAAGATTTAAACCTACAGCAACAATTAAAAGATAAGTTGAGTAATGTCTAAAGAATTTACAGTATATCCAGGCAAGTTTCCTTGTAAAACTTGTCAAGAAATTGTTGGTTCTTTAAGATATTGGAAAGAAACTGGTGATGCAACTTGGATGTGTTCTCAAAAACATATATCAAAAGTTGGACTAATACCACCAAAAAGAAAGAAAAGAGATTTTATTGATGAGTGAAAGAAGTGAATCTAAAAGAATTGGGGCTAAGCAACATAAAAATTCTGGTCGCAATAATAAAAAAGGAGATGCAACTTGGAGAAACTTTATAGTTGATTTTAAAGAGGTCGGTAAATCCTTTACATTAAATAAAGATGTATGGGCTAAGGCTGTCACTGATTCAATAAAGTCAGGAGTTGACAAGTCTCCAGCAATTGTTGTGGTACTTGGAGAGGGAAATACAAAGGTAAGACTTGCTATAATTGAAATGGATCTTTTAGAACAATTAACAGAGGGGGAATAGTATGAGTCAATTAGAACCAAAGCAAACAACTTTGGATATGGTTAATGGATTAACAGAAATTGCTGACTATATGCAAGATGAAGAATTAACCACTGCCTTAACAATGATTGCTAAACTTATTATTAAACCAGACATTCCTGTGCAGGTAGCAAGTTTAGAAATTGTCAGATTACAGGCTATTGCTTCCAAGATGTCTTTTAAGGCTACATGGATGGCTAACGTAGATAAAAGTGACAGGGCAAAGAAAAATATATATTTCACGGCAGCAGAATCAATTAATAACCTGGTATCAGCACTAAAGTACATAATGCGCTAACCTGGTATACTTATATAAACAAGGGATAAAAATGACTAAAAACTTATTAAAACAGATTATGATTAAAGTAGATGAACCAAAACATAACGATGATATTGAGTATACAGAAGGATTAGTTGACGCTATTCAACAAGGATATGTAGCAGATCTTAAACCTAAATTTACAAAGAAATATTCTTTTTCTCCATCAAGCCTTACATACGGTGCTGGAGAGTGTGCAAGATTTTGGTATCTTGCTTTTGATGGGGCAGTGTTTTATGATAATGCTGATCCATACGGAGTAGCAAACAGAACAAGCGGCACATTAAGCCATGATCGAATTCAAGATGCAATGATTAAAGCAGACATCTTAGATAAAAATATGGAGTTTGAAACAGATCGTAAATATGGTAAACAAAAACATCCAGCATTAGAGTTTACCGTTAAGTTAGATGATCCACCTATCTTTGGATATGGCGATGTAATGCTTGATTATAAAGGTCAGTCTATTCTTGGTGAAATTAAAACAATGCCAAATGATGGTTTTGAATATAAAAAAGCAAATAGAAAAGCAAAAGGTGGACACCTTATGCAATTGCTTATGTATATGAAAATATTAAAAAAGGACAAAGGTGTTTTAATTTATGAAAATAAAAATAATCATGAGTTACTAACATTACCAGTACAAGTTAACGATGACTATCGTAAATGGATTGATTATGCATTTGACTGGATGAAACAAGTTCGTAAGGCTTGGGTAGACAGAAACCTTCCAGTAAAAACATATAGAGCAAACTCAAAAGTCTGTAAGGTTTGCCCTATCCAAAAAGCCTGTGCAGAGGCGGAAACAGGGGTTATAAAAATTAAACCTCTTGAGGGATTAAGTGAAACTATGTGAAAGATGCGATAAAGCCTTTAATCCCAAAGTAAGTTACCAAATTTACTGCGGGATTGAATGTAGAGACGCTGCAACAAAAGATAAAATTGTACAACGTTATCACATAACTCGTAGACAAAAAAGAATTGGTAAAGTAAGAAAATGTTTGGGTGGTTGTAACGTAGACCTATCAATCTATAATGACTCTGGATTTTGTTCAAACTGTAATGTAAGTAAAAAAAGTGTTGATAAAATGTTAAAAGAGATAAAAGGATTTTTTGATTATGAACAAGACTAAATGGGGTGCAATAATGGAACCAACCAAAATTTGTGCTATTGATGCTAGTACTAATAGTCTTGCTTTTGCATTATTTGAAAATAAAAAACTTAAAACTATTGGAAAAATAAAATTTGAAGGTAATACAAATTATGAAAAAGTAATGGATGCATGTGCTAAAACAAAAGCATTCTTTGAATACTCTGGTGGATTTGAGGCAATAGTAATTGAGCATACAGTTTTTATGAATAGTCCTAAGACTGCTGCAGATCTTGCACTAGTTCAAGGTGCACTACTTGGTGCAGCAGGTTTGTCTGGAACAAAACAAATAGGAACGGTAGCCCCAATTACTTGGCAAAATTATTTGGGAAATAAAAAATTAACTAAAGAAGAACAATTAGAGATTAGATTAAAAAATCCTGGCAAATCAGACTCTTGGTATAAAACATATGAAAGACAAATTAGAAAAGAAAGGACAATAAAATTAATTGAAATCAACTATGATAAAAGTATTAACGATAATGACGTTGCTGACGCTTGTGGTATCGGTCACTGGGCTATTAATAATTGGAATAAAGCAGTAGGAGTGGTAGAATAATGCCAGAACTAAATGCAAACATACCGCCAATAGAATGTTATGTTCGTGGAAATTTTTTAAGAGACCAAATAGATAGTCATGATAAATATTTTCCATGTGTTATTTTTGGTGTTGCAAGTATTAAAAGTAGAAGCCCACTGTTTCATTTTTTAATGGAAGATGGTGGTATTTGGTGGAGAATGCCTATTAATGCATTTTGCACTAAGCCAAACGTTCCAGAAGAGCCTATATATAATTTGGTATTATGGAACTCTTTTAGTGCACACATTTCTGTAACCAAGTTTGAAAATTTAAGTAATATGAAAATGTCTTATATAGATAGAAATAAAAATAATGTACCTGGAAAATATTTATTTACTTTAGACTGGCATAGTCCAGAAAGTAATATCCTAGACGATGGGTATTCAGAAAATCCAGGACAGCACAAGTGTGGGCACGTTATTGAAAGAGATGATGGTAATTTTGCTATTCAGCCAAATAATCGGGTAAGGCTAAAAGAACCATCATTTGTAACAAAAAAAGATCTCGTAATACAAAGATTGATTAATACCAATAAGTGGGATGTTGAAAGTTATGATAAATGGGTTTTAGAAGATTCTAACTCTTATGATTATGATATTAATGAGGCTGGAGTTGACAAATAATCTTATGGCTGGTAAACTGTATACAAGCGAGATTTGGCTTCGTAAGAGATATCTTATAGATAAAAAATCTCCACAAGACATTGCCAAAGAGTGTGGGGCAAGCATAGAAACAATTTATGTCTACCTTGCAAAATTTGGATTAAGGAAATCAAAGCGATGAGTAATAATTTAAATATTACGGTTGATCAAGTTAACCATCCGTTACATTATACAACTGATCCTAGTGGAGTTGAGTGTATACAAATTACACGCCATCGTAATTTTAATATTGGTAATGCTTTCAAATACTTATGGAGAGCAGGTCTTAAAGATGAAGAAAAAACAATTCAAGATTTAGAAAAAGCAATTTTTTATATTAAAGATGAAATTAATCGTTTAGAGGGAAAATATAATGTCAACTGAGGCAGAACTAATTCAACATCTAGACGAAGTAAATAAAGTTGTTACAGAGTATCTTAAAGGTCAAGATCCAACAAAAATATCTAAAGAGTTAGATATGCCTAGAACTCGTGTTGTTGCATTAATTAATGAGTGGAAAGTTATGGCATCTGCAAATGATGCAATTCGTGCTCGTGCTAAAGAAGCACTTGCTGGTGCAGACACACATTACAGTAAACTTATTACAAAGGCTTATGAAGTTATTGACGAAGCAGGAATGACTAATAATCTTAGTGCAAAAACACAAGCAATTAAATTAGTTATGGATATTGAAAAGTCTAGAATTGAAATGCTTCAAAAGGCTGGCTTATTAGAAAACAAGGAACTTGCCGAAGAAATGATTCAAATCGAAAGACGCCAAGAAGTTCTTGTTGAAATACTTAGAGAGATTGCCTCAACTCATCCAGAAGTTCGTGATTTAATTATGCAACGCCTTTCTCAGATTGCTAAAGAGGGAGAAGTGATTACAATTGTCCACGATGTTCAATGATTTTTTAGAAGTATTAAAAGAAAATCAATTTGATGAAAAACCAGTAGATGTTAAAACATTTGTTGAGTCATCTGATTATCTTGGACAACCTACCTTGTCAGCAATCCAGTATGACATAGTAGAAGCAATGAGTCAGATATACAAAAAGGAAGACTTACAAGAACTTTATGGATCAGTAGAAGGGGCTAGATACTATGAAAAATATACAAAAAACGAAATCATCTTACAGTTGGGGAAAGGTAGCGGTAAAGATTTTACTTCCACTGTTGCTTGTGCTTACATTGTTTATAAGTTACTTTGTCTCAAAGACCCAGCAAGATACTTCGGAAAACCAAGCGGGGATGCGATAGATTTAATTAACGTTGCTATTAACGCACAACAGGCTAAGAATGTTTTCTTTAAAGGTTTTAAAACAAAGATTGAAAAA